TTCAACAACATTTACAGGCACTACGATAAACGTCACTGGCAATGCCAACGTTGGTAACTTGGGTGCCACAACAGTGGTTGCAACCACATTGACAGGCACACTATCCACTGCCGCACAAACCAACATTACTTCAGTTGGCACATTGACAGCACTCACAGTGAGTGGTGCTGTCACAGTTAACAGTGGTAACGGTGTAACTGCTATTATCAACGGCGGTACTGCAGGTGTAGGTAACATTGGTTCTTCAGGTCAAGGATTCAATACTATTTTTGCCAAAGCAACATCAGCACAGTACGCTGACTTGGCAGAAAATTATGCTGGTGATGCTGAGTATGGACCTGGTACAGTTGTGTCATTTGGCGGCAGTCAAGAAGTTACATTATCAACTGTGGATGCTGATACCACAGTTGCTGGTGTTGTGTCTGGAAATCCAGCCTATCTAATGAATAGTCATCAAGAAGGCACACACGTAACTGCTCTAGCACTGCAAGGTCGAGTATTATGTAATGTCACTGGTTTTATTAACAAAGGTGACATGCTAGTATCTGCAGGTAACGGTCGAGCAAGAGCTGAAAAAACACCCGGTGTTGGTACTGTGATTGGTAAAGCATTACAGAACCATGCTGGTGGCAACGGCGCCATTGAAGTTGTGGTTGGTGTTAGATAACGTTGTTTAAAACTATGGCAAGTTTTTCTTGCACAACCTCAATGTTAACCATATTCCACAGCCCAGGATGCATGGGTTTGGGCCAGTTCCGGTAATCAATCCAGGCATAGCCAAGGTGCTCGTTGTTGAGTACCGGTAAAAATTCCTGGTCCAACACACAGATAAATGTGTTGTAGGCAAAACTTTGATTTGCGCTAGTAAATCTTTCTATCGGCAGCAATTTTTGATTCTTTGGAAACACCCCAATTTCTTCAAGACATTCTCGTTCTATTGCTTGCAAGAGGGTTTCACCAGGTTCAACTTTACCACCTGGCAGTCCCCAGGTGTTGGGATGTTTTACGTCATTGCGTAAAAGATAAAGATATCTCTGTGTTGATCTACTATAAAACCAAACCCCAACAGCGTTTATAATACTATGTTCCATTGTCCTGCCCGGTAAAGACCATCGTAACTCTTGTACCAGTGTGCTCCATCCCAGCGATACTGTATACTTGTGGTTATGTTGGTTACATATTGTAGGTCAGTTATTTCCCGACTGTTGAACACCACACGCCATTTGGCCCCGTCGTATTCAATGATATCGTTGGCCTCAGCAATCAATGCCTGACCAATATTACCTTCCCACCCAGTGGGATTGCTGGTATTATCAATGTTTCCGGTGCTCTCAGTCAACAAATATCGCTGACCGTAAACTGGTGCAGGCAATCCACCATTGGGAATAGCGGAGTCTCCACGATTGGGTCCACTAAGCAATGGATTAATAATTGCATCAACTGGTAATAGCGTATTTCCTGGGATTGTATCTGTGTCAATGGAGAACAGCATAAATCTATCGTCGGCGGGGTTATAAGCAATGGTGCCAACAATAGAACTATCCGGATCCCAGGGATTATCTAAAGTAATGTAGCTAATTCCGTCTCTTAGTACGCCGTATGCTCCGACTACCGAGTGCCAGAGTATCTGTTGATCAATTGGAGAATCAAAAGGATCTTCGCTGGTTATGGGTTCGGACAGCACCGTTGACTGCTTGACAACCTGTAGTTGTCCATTTAATAGCACAACTCCGTAGCCATATGGGGTTACTTTTTGTCTTGTGCCTAATAGTAAATCATTGTCAAGTACTGCATTGCTAGCATCACCGTTACCATCATATATTGAAGTAATAATACGTTCAATGACACCCAGTTTCTTAACTTTAGCAGGACTACTGATCCAAATTGGTATGTTAAATTTTAGTGTGGCAATGTCAATGGGGTCTTCGGTTCCTTGCGGAATATTTCTACTGCTCCAGGTCACACTATCTAAATTAACCACGCTAAGGCTGGTCCAGTCAATGTAGTTGTCAGTATTTTGTATTTCCAATGCTGGGTTAAACAATGTCAATATTTGTTCAAGTAGTTGAAGCTTTTGATTGGTGTTACTAGTCCAGATATCTAAATTTAACCCCAACTTATATGGAACAGGCATCAGTCTCTCAATGGTAAATGCATTGCCTTGAGTGGTTTCGTAACTGTCAGTGGATTCATCATAGGTTCGTTGGCGAACCTGTATTTTATCAACAAAGTACGGTTCTTGTAATCTTGGACGGTCATACTCTAATGCATTGATGTAAAAGGTCATCAACGGAGTTGACGGCATCATGTTAGCACTATTCTGTTGAATAATAGTTTGTGCCTGACGACTTGCATCACCATAACGAATTGGCACACGTATCAATGCCTGTGCGCCGTCAGTGTCTGTGCCATACTCTACTTGGAAATTGCTCAACATGCGAGTAAACTGTAATAGATACCTGCGTATCTGCTCTGAATAGAAAAATTGTTGCATAATTTAATTAGCCACCGTTGTCAGCTTTGGGAATGAGTGCGTCATTTAAACTTTGTCGTTGTGGAATTGGACCACGGTCTGTGGTTGCAGTTTGTGCAGTGTTATTAACAAAGCTAGACCGCAGGGTTTTGTTCTCTGCCCCAGGTGTGAGTTGTGTTCTAACAACTTCTTCAATTTTAACCCAGGCAGCTCCGTTGTAACGGAACAAGCGATGCGGGTAGTAATCTAACCGCAGTGCGTACTCTCCAAGGCTTGGATTTACTGGGAACGAAACACCAGGAGTAACTGGTAATCCGTTTGGCGCAATTCCGTCGCCAGTTAAATACCCTTGTGTATATCCATCACTGCGAGGTGTTTCGTTGTCTTCGGCCACTGTTCTATCTAGTGTAGTGCCTACGAAATCGGCAGTAACAACATATGAGTTTGCTGGAGTACCATCTGGGTTGGTTGGTAAAATATAAAACTTGACAGTGTCGTATCCACTCTTTGGTATCTCGGCTTCGGCTTGAATCAAGATAGCATCGTTGATTTCTAGATCCTTTGGACGAGTGGTAATCTTATCTTCGGCTGTTGCTGGAGTTTTCTCCATCCAATAGTCAGTGTTGGTAATGTCCGTGCCCGACGGAACATTTTGTTTGGCAATGTAATATGTATTACCATAGTTAACTGTGGTACCACCAGGATAAAAGTTTCCGTCATCCCAAATGTTTTCTGCTTCAAATGGCTCTTTGAGAATATCTTTGTATTCTTGCGCATTCACCATTGGCGTGGCTTTGACACGCCACAAGTGTGGTAACCAAGTTTGGCTAAAGCCTTCACTGGCAAATGCTGCATCTTGAATTACATAAAATTTTGGAATTGCTCGCGGTATACTTTGACTTAAAGGATTGTAATCACGTAAGTTGGGAATTTCTAACACGTCACCACTCATGAGTTTACGTCCAAATGTGTCAATCATTTCATTGTAATGAAATGTTAGAAACAGCGTGTCGTTGTTTAAGAATAATCCAAACTGTGTGAGATCAAAATCAATATCTTGGGTATTGTAAACAGCTCGCATAACAAACACACTACTGTCATAACTACGATCTCTGTTTTCTAATAACAACAAGTCTTCAATGAATAGTGGACTTTCAAAACTGTAGGCTGGTTGAGTAGCATCTTGATTAACCAATGGTTCTGTGCTGTCGGGGTTACTAGCTTTTGGTCCCAAATACTTGTGCACATATACATCTACACCGCCAACAGTGTACATTTCACGGATGGTGCGATCTAAAAATTGATAATCATTGGTACGGTTTGGGCGGTATAAACTTAGTCTTGGCATAGTATTGTATCCTGCGTGTATTTATGTACGGGTTGACCATTAATTCCCAATCTGCTATAATTACAGCTTGTCAACAAAGGAGTCACCATGCTTACAGATGTACAAAGTGCACAAATTAATAATACTGAAGTATACACTTTAGATTACGAGGCAGAAGCCTTGCAAAGCTACCGGGACACCGGCGAGGACTTAATGGACGAGCTTGAGGTACGTGCAACCAATGTTATTTTGGAGCAGACAGCATGGGACGCTCGCGAGGACCTAGGCGGTATCACAGCGTACTTTCGAGATAGTACTTTAGTAGCATTTTACGATTACGAGCAGTTTCGCGGTACTGTGTTCTAAAAACAACACTTTGTGCAGAGATTGACAACAAAACCAATCTCTGCTATAATTACAGTTATTGCTTTTTGGAGAACGTATGAAAGTTGCAACAAAACCCGTCAAACTACTAAACCCACGTAGTGCAGATACCAATGCCTTGGGCATGGAACCCACGTGGAATACACAGCCCACTGACAATCGATTCAGTGCACTTAGCAAAGCCTTCTCCTGGTACAATTACTTCTACGGCAAAAAAGATGCTCGTGAAATGGTTGTCAACTATCTTGAATTGCATGACCGCCGAGCAGACGTGCGCACACTCAAACGCATACCAGATAGTTCAATACGATTGACTACAGGCTGGCTGTGCCGCATGAGCATGGTGGGACTGGAGCTCAACGATCATGAACAAATTAAATTAGATAACTTGTTAAAAGAAATGCTAGAGTCCAAACAGGATGAAGTTGCAGAAGTGGTGTCTGTGGAAGATGCAGTGCCTAGAATCACAATTCAAGACCGATTACGTGAGAAGGTAAGTGAGTGTGCTGGTGAGATCGATGGCATGTTTGACGAGTTCATTGACAACGGTGCTAAAATGAGCGCCGACTACAAGCCAATTGCTTTGATGCGTAGTTTAAATATTGCGC